CCCTGAACGCTGTCCAATTGTATGCACGAGTATCCTTGAACGATTGACCTCATACAGTATGTCCTTGAGAATTTCCCGTTGTTCTTGAGCAAGCTGATTTGCCTTTCTCATCTCCACAATGAGAAGTGCGAGAAGGGTATCAGGACCCGCGCCTACACTGTTAAGAATACTCTGAGCCTCGTAATTCATTGAAACGATAAATAGTAGCTGAGGGCAGATCCATTTTAAAGGAACTTACCATAAGCTGTAATGCATTGGGTTTACGTACTTCAATCAGACGAGGGCGATATTTATGTTGGGGATCCGTTTTCTACTTGTCCCTGCATGTCTTGCACAGCGCCCACTTCTTGTCCTTGATTTCCTTCCCACAGTCCCCGCAGGTCTTCATGTGCACCTTCGCCACAGCCTCCTTGAGATTCGCGACAAGGTCTTCTGTAATGGACCCCACGAGCATGATCGTCATGGGCTTGTCGCCACCCGACTTGTCTGCATAGGACAGCCACGTCCTCCCGCGCTGGAACTGCACGTCTCCTTCATCCACGTTACGGGAGACGAAGTAGCGTTTGTAGTACTCAATGAACTCGCAGATGACCTTGTCTGGAGACACATCCTCATCGCCGTCGTAAAGGTCGGAGTGTTCGAAGATAGCGATTTCGTATGACATCTTAACCTAAAAAGTAAGTAACTGAGTAAACCAAATCCATTTTAGATGCTATTGACCTTGCGATCAAGTTCAACAACTGCTTCGTAGATTGCCAGAAGGATACGCTTGTTTGCACGCTGCTCCCATCCCGTCATAGCCTCTGGATTCCAGGGGGAGTTACTGAAACACAGCTTATCAATCTCCAATGTGGGAGGCGTAGCACCTGTCATGATACTCATCAAAATCTTGAGCTCATTGATCTTATTGATGGTGAGTCGCTGCTCCTCTAGTGCGCGAATCTCTGCGCGGATTCCATCAATCTCATCATACTTTCGAACGGCTACATATTCAACAATCTTCTTGTAAAGAACAACGAGCTGGGCATCAATCGAATCAGAACGAGTAGACATCTTAACCTAAAAAGTAAGTAAATGGGCGAGTAGAATCCGTTTTATAGCTCCGAGCCGTCTGTGTGAGTACTCGCATAGCAATCTGGTGAATAATGGCTTGTGCGCCCACATCGGTAGCACGCTCCTGTCTTCTTCTTAGAAACTACCTTACTATAGACAGTTGGATTTGATGTGCATCGCCGCTCATGTGCAAGAGCCCGAGTCATACTGGTGAATGTCTTATCGTGACAGTGGTCACAGCCCCAGTACAGCTTCTCTTCCTCCTCTTCACTTTCAGCCTTACCGGGGCACTTATTCGCAAAATGCCCCGCCTGTCCACACGTGTAGCACTTGTCAGTATTTCCCAGGATCTCACGCTCAAGAAGTGACTTGGTCGCATCGTCAAGAACAGACTGCGTATATGCCCCTCCGCGAACATTGTCGACTCCGTATTTCTTCATAAGATCCTTGGTGGTATTTGTCTCGTCGTGCTCGCCATTCAGGTTTCTAATTTCTAGGATCTTGACTGGCTTATGAATCTTCGTCCACACAGCTCCCTTCCCATTTTTGTGGGCCAGATAGCGGGTATCGGGGTCATCACTCTTCCCAACGTAATACTTTCCGCTCTGGAGCTGGAGAGTGTAGAGGTACGCCATCTTAACCTAAAAAGTAAGTAACTGAGTAAACCAAATCCATTTTATGAGTTAAACTCGAGGTCCAAGTTTGTGCTTAAGACGAACAAGTAGATCATCAAATTTTGGAAACAGCTTCTGCTCGACAATAATCTTTCCTGCATCAGGAGTTCGGACTTCGTACATCCACGAGGTAAGATCGTTCCATTTTCCAGCCTTTCGAATTTCGTCTGTAAACTTTAACATTTGGTCCATATCTTCAAAGTCTTTTCGTTGTCCGAGGAGGTGAATTGAGTAACACTTCTTAGGGACCGGCGGCGGTTCAACCTTTGGCGCCTTCGGTTCCTTCGCCTTCTTCGGTGCCTTTGGAACTTCGGATGAGCGGCGATTCGTCTTCACGGTATGACACATCAGACACAGCGCCTGGAGATTGTCCAACTCGTTGGATCCGTCATCTCGAAGCTCCTTGATGTGATCAATATGGAATCCTGACTCATCAAATGGCGATCCACTGAGCGGGCACTTGTAGTCGGGGACATTCCCTGCACACATAAACCTCTGGCGTCCTGCGACCTGCTTCTTCATAGCGGCTGTTACCTTGCGTTGAGACATCTTGACGGCTGCTCTCTATTGTTTTGGACCAAACAGATCCATTTTAGACCTTGCAATAGAAGATGTAGTACTCTGCGTAGGGGTCGGGATCTTCGTAATCATCTTCGGATCGCCTGATACCGTGGCGGATCAACAAACGGAGTTGGAGTTGGCGATACATGTCGACATACCAGTCAAGCGTGGGTGTATAGAAGCTATCCCAGTCAATCTCGGGCCAGCTATGTTTAGTTAGATTGTCAACATCTAGAATGGGTCGAGGCGTCATGTCCTCCTCCATTGTGTTTGTGGAGCCAAATCTGTTTTAGAGACTGTGCGCCAAGTACTCGTATGGAGAAAGTACAAAAACTGGAACAGATGATCCACTTTTTGCGATCAAACCAAGCTCACCTACATGCAGATGCATTGCTTGAACTGAAAAATTGGTATTCTTCGATGGTGTTCAAGAATGAACGGGCGTTTATGATGTACTTGACTTGGGGTCGTATTTGTGAGCTACCGCCTCATCCGGCATTTGCGCACGCTCTCACTCAAATTTGAGGTTTGCAATGATTGATGGATACAGGGTGGCGTAGTCCCGGGCCCACTTTGGAACTCTCTTGAATGGCTTCACGTTCTTGTACTCCTCAAGAACCTTCGCGTCCATATCGGGAGTTCGTGGCTGGCGATCGGGCTCCTTCATCTCAGCCGCGATGCGCATACTCCTCTTAGCACAGAACTCGTCAATACCCTCTCGCGCAAGGCACTGCATTTCGCGCATGGTCCATCCCATTGTGGCAGCCGAGTGCCCCTCGTACTTGATGTGGCGGTAGATCGCCTTGAGCTCAGGGTCGTTCCCGTACATGTACCCGCCCTCGCCTGGATCCGTCTTCATGTACTCCCACATCTCTGCCGTCTCAATGGCGCGCTCTGCATCCTGAAGCATCTCGTTCTCCTGCTCTGAGTATCCAATCGAACAATAGTTGAGCGGCATTCTGATGTAAAAAGTTTTTTTTGTTCAGACTAGATCCATTTTGATCCTCGTCTACCTCCGCAGCTGGAGGTCAAGCTTGCGGAGATCATCGGCATCGTATCCCGCCCACATCTCCTTCTCTGCCGCCGCAAGATCCCCACGCCGATTTTGAAGAAGCCAGATCCAGTCGTCCTTCTGGTGCTTCGTCATGTTCGTCTTGAGGCGCTCCTCAATCTCGGCAATCTCGTCCCGCATGGACTGAAGCGAGGTGTGGCGAGGCGCTGACGGAAACTCGTCTCCGTAGTTCTTGACGTAGCACTCGCGACAGTACGTGTTGTCTGTCCACAAGTGCTCATAGGACCCACACCCACGGCACTGCTCCTTGTACTCCTCGGAACAAGAGTCGCACATCCGCCCCGAGTTGTCGCACTCGCACTTTTGCGGCCACGGGAACTGATCGAGACGGTCGAGACTCGTGCACCGAGAGCACGGTGTCCCAAGGTCGGTGGCGCACGTGCAGTTCGGCTCCCACGGCTCACACCAGACCGCGTACTCGGCCGCGTCGTCGATCCTCTGCTGGCAATCGCGACAGCAGTTTGGCAGAACGACTGTGACCGCCTCACAGTTGGGGCACCACCCATCGGCCGCCGGCTTGTCGCTCTTCGGGTGGCACTTGTGACAATAGTCACTCCCGAGAACGGTGGCCCCCACAACTCCGCAGGCGGGACACCCGTCGCTCCCAAACTGCTCCGTCCAGCACGGCGCGCAGTATCCGTTCGCCCCCACATACATCTCCCCTCCGCATCCCAGGCACTCGTCCGTCCGGTGATCTTCGCATGCCGTTCCGCTCATCTTCACAATCTTTGCACACTCGAAAACGCAACAGAAGAAGATTGACATTATACTCGCCCACCTTCCTTATTCTTAGATCTGTTCAAATCCGTTTTAGACGATAGAGTGACAGGTCTGCCAGTCTATCGCCCTCAAACTCTCGTTATCATTGGACTTTGGTTTTTGATGTTTACTTACCCATCTTGCCCTTCAGCATCCCCCAACCGTAGCACGCCACCACGGCAAACACGAGAGAGTGCGTCAGGTTGACCGTCATCGTCGACCCGCCCGGGGGCAGGCGCACGAGCACACCCGGGATGAGGAAGTAGAACAGCGCGGCGAGAAAAAGCATTTTCCCATACATTTTGTTTGTTTCTAGCTAGGAAAAAAACGTATTAGGACTTGAAGACATACCTGTGCATCGCAACGTGCGCCACAGCGAAAACAAGGGCGTGGGTGGCGGCGACGACCATCTGCGAACCACCCGGGGGGAGGCGAAGGAGGATACCCGGGGTCAGAACGAAGAACAGCAGGGCGGTCGTGAGAAGATACGAGTACATTTATCAGTTCACCAGAAAGTTTACGCAGGCGGCTTGGTCCCAAAGAAATCATTGAATACATGCTTCAACTTGTCATCTAGCGTATCCATGAAGACAAAGACCGCGTAGATAAAGACCATTTGTCCGCCGAAGGACTCAAGATACCCCTCGAGGACGGAGGTGACTGGCAAGACAGGAATAAACGAATGGACAAAGTACGTCAGCCAGAATGCAACAACTACAATGACCGAGATCTCTGCAGAGACATCGAGCAGTTGATACAGGTTTGACTGTTTTTCCCAGTCTGGACCGTATTGGGGAAACACATGCGACAAGCACCACGAGACCAGACCGCCTAGAAACACGTAGAAGATTGCAATGCACATGAGGTTGATGGTTAGATTGAACACATAGCCCTTGACCGGTGGAAGCGAGTTTAAGCCGGTGTTCTTCATTATTTAGACGGAAGACAAGAGTATACATTATATGTCAGCTCCTCTTCGCACATGGGGAAAGCACCTGATCCTTGATGCTGCCGGCTGCTCTCCTAAGATGATTGGATGTCCCAAGGTAATCACCGGATTTGCCAAGACACTGGTAAAGCGCATTGACATGGTGGCGTTTGGTGAGCCGCAGGTGGTGATGTTTGGTTCGAGCAACAAGAAGGGGTACACCCTGATTCAGCTCATCGAGACGTCCAACATTGCCGCTCATTTCGTGGAGGAGAACAACTCCATGTACTTGGATGTGTTTTCCTGCAAGGATTTCGATGCTAATGTCGTGAAGGATGCAGTGCACGAGTTCTTTGACGCCCAGAAGTTCCGGACAAAGCTCATGCTTCGTCAGGCACCCGTGGTCAATCACCCATCGGTCTACGAGGCAGTGGTTGTTCGCGACCGCGAGCTGGATTTACTCAAGTAAGCAGTGTCCATCCGTTGTCCGCGTACCATCCGGACAGTCTGTTGCCTTCCGCTGAGCCGAAGGATTCGCAAATCCCTCTCCAATGTAGGTAAGAAACAGTGTGCGGGTAAAGATGCCGACAATGACAAACGTAAAGACCCATGCCCAGTCAATCTTTGGCATTTATCTTAGAAGTAGGTTTTCTTCACCCAGTTACGGTCGGCTCTGAACGTCCTTGCTCGCGCGGGTGATGTGTTCTTATTCAAAACCGCAATCGCATTCAACTTCCGCAAGGTCGACAGCCGACCATATGCACCTACGGCCTTTGCAATTGCTGCGTGACGCACTGTTGCAGATGATGTTGCATCATACCCTTTTTCTGTTAGATCCCCCTTCTTGAGAGGACCAATACCGGCTACACACGAATCCTCAACGCGATACATTGTTCCGCGCTTCAAAAGACTGTTCATAACGCCCTTCTTCTTCCTCGTAGCGACATATCCCTTCCGAAGAACCTTACCGGGAGGACACTTTTTACCGCCCTGAGCTGGCATCATCGGAGGCGGCTCGTGGTATTCGTCGCCGCCCTTGAAGAGCTTGGCATCCCGACGATCGTCTTCGTGCATTAGTAAGTGTCGCGATTTTTATTGGGACACGTAGAGCAGCCCTGTCGTGGGGTGGGTTCGGGTCTCCAAAAGTACATAAAAAAAACAACGCAGGCGAGAACGGCAAGACCTAGTATCATCATTTACTCCTTCATCAGAATAGCTTCGGCGCACTCGGAACACATGAACTCGCCCGTTACTTCGTAGAGCACCTTGTACATAAAGTACTTGTAGTCTAGACTCTTGCAGAAGATACACTCGTGCTTCTTCTTTTCAATCTTGAAGATTCCGCACGTATACCGCATTCCGTGATAACACTCTGGACATACAAGTCCGTCACAAAGCCGGCAACATGCCGCATCGGAAAGTCCGTAGGAGGCGTGAGTTACCATGAGAGAGTCGCAAATGGGACAGTCGGGCATTTTAACTCTTGGTCTGGTTTACGAGTTCCTATCCATTTTAAAACAATGGGCATTCCATACTACGTTGCATCCTTGTTGCGCACCCACAAGCACATTCAAAAAGATGTTGGAAACGTAGCCTTAGAATCGGATGTGCTTGGGTTGGATTTCAATGCATTTATTCATACCTACTTGAAGCCGGGCAACCCGATTGGCAGTGTGGTCGTGGCACTTCGTACCTTCCTGCGTGACGTGGCGCATGGAAAGAAGGTCTTGATCGCATTCGATGGATTGGTGCCCTATGCAAAGATTGTCCAACAACGCTATCGTCGGATGAAGAACCCCGAGCCCTCCGAGTTTGATAAGAATCAGATCTCGCCCGGAACTGAGTTCATGATAGAGTTGGAGGACACGCTCCGATTCTGTTTCCCTGAATGTATCTTGTCGGGAACCGACGAACCCGGCGAGGGAGAGCACAAGATCTTTACGTGGATCCGATCTCTCCCACCCGATGAACGGAAGAACGTCTTGATCTACGGCATGGACGCAGATTTGGTGCTGATCTCGGTCGCTCAGTCAGACCTGGGATGTATCAAGCTGATTCGGGAGAACCGGGATTCAGGGTATTCGACGTTTGATGTGACGGCTCTTTGCAAGGTGCTGCCGATGGAACCTGCCGACTGGGTAGAGATGTGTGTTCTTTGCTTTGGGAATGATTTTATGCCAACGATCGCCATGTTCTCGTTGCGCGAGGATGGGTATGGACGCGCAGTTCACTATATGAAAAATCAGACACTCGAAGGCGCTGCAGCGGATGAACTCAAGGTATTAACAAAACGAGCAAAGGAAACCGATCGTCATATCGTATCTCGCGACGGTCACGCGATCGAAAGCCGTATGGCTCTCCATCTGATGGACGGTGTCATCGATTGGAACAAGGTGGTCTATGCATTTCAAAAGACATTTGCTTGGACTCTTCACTACTTCAAGACATCGGAAGTGCTGGATTGGTGTTGGTATTATCCCTACCCTGAGGCACCGCTGCTAGCGGCCCTGGTGGAGACTGCGCGGCAGACAACGTTTGAATGGGAACATCCAACCCCACCGTTTGGGATTGCCCAGCAGCTTGACTTTATCTTGCCTAGACGTGGCAAGTTCCCGGACGAATTCTACGAAGAGGGTGTAGATTCTCGTCATCCGTGGATGAAGTGCTACTCGTGGGAGACCGATCCGTACATCTCTCTGCCTTGGAACCCTTGCTTCAAACCCACAACTATCTCCGAACTTGAAATCGCCCGCCGATAAATCCCATCCTAGGTGCATCTCGGGTATCTAATCGGACGGATACAGTAGCCTCCTCCGTCCCACCGGCAAAGGCCTGCTGTGGAAGAACGGTGGTGTTTTGGGGGATATCAAGTTCAAAGTTATTGTCGTGACGCAAAATATATTCATTCTCAATCTTGGACATCTCGGCAATCTTCCTCATCGATGTAATGCCAGATGAATCCTGCATTGTTCTCCAAAAACGACGGATGTGGTTGATGTAGGCTAACCGATATTCTCTTGCTGTTCGGGTTTTTACATTTGCACGAAGCTGCTCGAAGCACGTAGCAACCGTTAGATGCACGGGTTTATTCAAGCGCCGATTCACGGAGTTATGAACTCGAAATGTAAAAAGCAAAAACTCTGCGCGAGAGCTGAGCATCTGCGCGTATTGTCTGCGATACGATCCGAGAGCTGTACCAAAATGCTCACGACAGCTTGGACAGGTGATGGTTGATTGAAACATATCGAGCCAGGTCTGCATGAGAGCAGATTCGGCTGGAAGTGGTTTATCTGGATAACAAGATGCGACCGAATGCAAGGTCATCCAACCAAGGGGTCCCCAAATGGACGTCATTACTTTACTTGACGACAATCATTCCTGCTTCCATACCGCCTTCAAGGAGCTCCCGTGCGATGTGAGGGGGCGTCTTTGAATTCACGGTGATGTTGGACTTCTTCAGGGCAGCACGGACCCCCGCTTCGCTCATCTTGTCAACCGACTGCTTAATTGTCTTTCGGCGATGGTCGGCGCCTTTCTTTGTCAAGATCTTCAAGGTAGAGCGCCGCGACGGGGGAGGCTTGGCAGGATCCTTGACTGGCGTAAATTCAGATCCCCCTCGGGTGCGTGACCTCGTTCCCTTCATCGCTCCACGGGGATATGTCCGCATCGACTTGCGATGGGTCGGCTTGGCTTCTGGCTCGGCGTGGTCTACTTTTTGAATCTTGATGCCAGACATCACTTATTCAAAACGAATAACTTTATTTACACGGAAGACACCACCAACAGTTACCATGACGTCGCTCCCTTCAGTCGCTCCTCCTCCCACTACCGCCACCATCAACGAATGGGATGCAGTTCGCGCCTTCTTTAGCAACGGTGTTCGGAGGATGGTGGACCACCAGGTTGATTCGTATGAGGACTTCATTCGCCACAAGATTCCCCTGATTATTCAGTCGACTCCTCCCATCACGGTCTGGCACGAGCAGGATGAGATGATCAAGAAGTACAAGTATGAGTTCAAGCTGTATTTTGAGAATATTAGCTATATCAAGCCCCGTATCCAGGAGGCGACGGGTCGTGTGAAGCCGATGCTTCCGATGGAGGCGCGTATCCGTAACTTCACCTACGCGGCACAAATGTATGTGGACATTCGGTTCGTGGCACGCACGTACAAGGGTCCGATGCTGGACACCTACGATGAGGAGTCGCATGTGTTTGAGGGAATCAGCCTGGGCAAGCTACCCGTGATGCTTGGATCTTCGCTGTGTCTGTTGAAGGACTACCCGATGAGCCTGGCAGAGTATGGTGAGTGTGCCCACGATCCCCTGGGGTACTTCATCATCCACGGGTCGGAGCGCACGATCCTGTGTCAGGAGAAGGTTGCCGACAATCGCATCATGATCTTCCAGAACAAGAAGTCGGCGTCCAAGCACACCCACTCGGTGGAGATCAAGTCTTTGCACGAGTCGTTTACGATGCCCCCTAAGAAGCTGGAGATCCGTATTAGCTCTAAGTTCAATGGCTACGGCAACCCGCTGACAGCCTGTGTGCCCCGCTTCCGCGAGGATGTGCCGGTTGTTGTGTACTTCCGTGCTCTGGGAGTCTTGACTGATCGTGAGATTACCAAGATTGTGTGGGGGTCGGAGGATGACCTTCATGCAGAGATGTTGGCGGCTTCCTTCCGTGATGCATCTGAGCTGGGAATCTTTACTCAGCGGGAAGCCATCCAGTATCTGACCAACCATCTGCAGTACGGCACCAACCAGGAGGACAAGTGTGCGTATGTCCGCCAGCTCCTGAACTCGGAGTTCCTGCCCCACGTCCGCTTTGCTTCCGAGCTGACGACGACTCCAGTTCATAATGCCCGCAAGACGATGCTGATGGGTGCAATGATCCGTCGACTGATCTTGACCTCTTGCAAGCAGATCCCACTTGATGATCGCGATGCCTACCCGAACAAGCGTGTGGTGACGACGGGTGCTCTGCTAACCCACCTGTTCCGTCAGCTGTTCCAGAAGGTCTGCAACGACACTCGCAATGAGTTTGTGCAGGAGGTCAACAATGACTCTTGGAAGCGCGGTGAGGGAGGTCCTCGTCCGATGGACATCCTGAACGTGAACAATTTGTATAAGATCTTGAAGCTCTCGGCGATTGAGGGGAAGCTGAAACAGGCTCTGGCGACAGGTAACTTCACGGTTCAGGGACTGGGGTCTGCGGCGGCAATGTCCAATGCCACCAAGGTGGGTGTTTCACAGGTCCTGGCTCGGATGTCGTATGCTGCGACTCTGTCCCACCTCCGGCGTATCCAGACGCCCGTGGAGAAGTCTGGTAAGCTCCTGGCTCCTCGTAAGCTTCACGGTACCTCGTGGGGCTTTATGTGTCCGGTGGAGACACCAGAGGGTCATTCGGTGGGTATTGTCAAGAATATGAGCCTGCTGACCTCAATCTCTCAGCACGTTCCGTCGACCACGATCATCCACTTCTTGCAAGAGTGGAAGGATGTGACGTGGATCGATACGCCCCGGGTCTATGAGGGTACGTCGGTCACGATCAATGGCGTGATGGTCGGATTCACAAAGGATCCCTATCGCTTGGTCACTGCACTGCGAAAGGCAAAGCAGACTCGCCGTCTGCACCCCCACATCTCGATTGCTTGGTATACGCTGATGAATGGAATCTCCATCGAGACGGATGGTGGTCGATGTGTGCGCCCGGTGTTTCGCGCGGGAGCCTCTCCTCCGAAGGACACCTCCAGCTGGAACGAGTGGTGTACATCGAGCATTGATTACATCGACTCCTCCGAGACAGAGACACTCCGGATTGCAACAAGCCTCGATCAGATGACAAGTTCCCATACCCACTACGAGGTCCATCCATCCTTGATCGTGGGTCACATGGCGTCAACGATCCCTCTGTCGGATCACAATCAGTCACCTCGTAATACCTACCAGTCAGCCATGGGTAAGCAGGCGATGTGCGTGTACGCGGGGAACTTTGCCAAGCGCCTGGATAAGAATGCCTATGTGCTATGTTCCATCGCTCGTCCGATTGTGGAGACACGCGCCATGAACATCCTGAAGATGCATGAGATGCCGTTTGGAATGAATGCCATTGTGGCCATTGCTTGCTACGGCGGATACAACCAGGAGGACTCGGTGATCCTGAACAAGTCTGCAGTCCAGCGTGGATTCTTCCGCGGTCTGTATTACGGCATGTACAAGGACGAGGAGCACCGGAACGTGACCTCGGGTCGTGAGGAGAAGTTCATGAAACCTCAGAAGCACAATACTCGCAAGTACAAGAACACCAGCTACGCAGCCGTGTCGGACAATGGGCTCCCAATCATCAACTCGGTGATTAATGAGAACGATGTCATCATCGGCAAGGTGGTGAACTTGCGAAACGATGCGGCGGGGTATGCATTCCGAGATGCGTCCACCACCCACAAGAACTCCGAGCAGTGCCGTATCGACGGCGTGTGGCAGGACAAGAACTCGGATGGCTACCCGTTTATTAAAGTCCGCACAGTGTCGGAGCGTATCCCTCAGATTGGAGACAAGGTGTCCTCTCGCCACGGTCAGAAGGGGACGATTGGTATGATGATGGACGAGGAGGATATGCCCTTCACGGCCACGGGTCTGCGTCCGGACATCATCATGAACCCCCACGCTGTCCCGTCCCGTATGACGATTGCTCAGTTGATGGAGAACATCTTCGGTAAGATCGGTGTGCGCAAGGGAACGCTGGGCGATGGCACGCCGTATTCCCACCTCAAGGTGGAGGATCTCAAGAAGCACATGGTGGAGATGGGCATGCATCCCTACGGAAACGAGATCCTGTACAACGGACAGACGGGTGAGATGATGCAAGCCGAGATCTTCATGGGTCCGACGTTCTACCAGCGCCTGAAGCACATGGTGATTGATAAGAAGCATTCTCGTGCCCGGGGTCCGATTGTCTCGCTGACCCGTCAGCCGTGCGAGGGGCGCAGCAGGGATGGTGGTCTGCGTGTGGGTGAGATGGAGCGCGATTGTATGCTGTCACACGGCATCTCGGTGTTTACCAAGGAGCGTCTGATGGATGTATCCGACCCCTTCAAGACGGGGTTGTGCAAGTCGTGTGGAACTCTGGCGGTGGTCAATCCGGTGGAGGGCATCTACTCGTGCGGTGCGTGTGGCAACAAGACGGACTTTGTCATGAAGACCATCCCCTATGCGATGAAGCTGTGGATGCAGGAGTTGGAGGCGATGCACATCACGCCTAAGTTGATCTTAGAGTAGAGCGCCGGCGGTTACGGCGCCGCCGCGACTTGCGCCGACCACCGACAACCTCGTCATCTGTGATCTTCTTCAAGAGAACATTGTGCTTCTCGAGGATGGCATTTGTCGTGGCCGTGTACGCCTCCATTGAAGCGGCAACTTTGCCGCAATACTCATCAAAGATGGCCTTGTAGGACGTCAGGATCACCTGTGTGTCCGTGATGGGAATTAACTTTATTTTTGCACCTGCGTCCAGCGCAAACTTGTCAAAGTTGGACATCATAGTTCCAGACACCACCTGTAGCTGGCGGGCATATTTGGTCATCTCCATCTTTGCTGCATCCGTCTGCGGCTTGGGAGGGCACTGCGTACGGAACATGCGGGCAAACATTCCTGTGCAGTAGAACTTTACGATGAAGACACGCACCGACTCAATACTCGATGCTTGCAGTTTGACGAGCTGCTTAACGGATCCCTTCATATTGTTGACAAACTTACCAAACTCCAGGTCAAGCTTTTGCTTTGTTGACGCGGTCGTTCCAATGCCGCTTGTCAAGACAGCCTTTGTCGATTCTTGACTGTTCCGAATCGAAAGCACCTGGTTTTCGCCGGCACCACCGAGAATTTGGTTCATGTTCGTAATGCCCTCCAGCACATTGTTCGTGAGGCCCGTTGCAAGCTTGCTACTGAGCTGAACCGTCTTGTTCGCATCCTTTGCAACTGCACCGACGGTGCCCAGCGTGACGTTTGCAACATCAGCGGTTGTCTTTGCAGCCGTGTTGGCGATTTCTCCTGCATTTGCAACCACGACGGTCGTTGTCTTGAGTCCGACCTTGCTAATGTCCTTCGCAGCCGAGAGCGATGCCGTTGCAACTTCAGTTGTATTCTTGACCGCAGATGATGCAACCGCGCCCGCACCTTCAAGGGCGGCCGTTGCAACCGCACCTCCTTGATTGACCGCAGTTCCAACAAGACGGACACTCTGGTCAATCGCCCGCGTTGACACTTCTAATGTGCCTGTCGTAGCATTTCCGATATTATTGACTGCAGTCGTCAAGTTCGCCGCCATTAGTTTACTACGTGGATATTTTACATGGGCTCCGGGTCCTCCTGAACCATGCTTGCAAGATTCTCGGACGACGGGGACTTGGCCATTGTCATGGGAGTCATAGATATACTCTTCAGCCTATGGTACGACGCAAGCAGGACGCAGCCTCCGAAGGCAAGAATTCCAACAACAACGCCGACAATGACTGGCTCCATTTTTTAGTTTCTGCGTTCATCCTGAAAGTTTGTCTCATCCTTAAAACAAAATGCCCAGTCACCTCTCTCCTGCCTCTGCCACAGGTGGTCGCCGTCACACTCGCCGCCATGGTCCTTCCGCCAAGGCGCTCAAGCGCGTTCTCAAGTCTCACGGTCTGAAGTCGAGCGGCAAGAAGGCGACGCTCCGTGCCCGTGCCAAGAAGGCGCACCTCCTCTCCAAGGCGTAAGCCCACCTAAAGTCTCTCCAATAAATAATGCTCAAAACACGACGCAAAGACACCAAACTCGCAAAGGCGAGACGTGTGTTTGCGAAAGACAGAGGCGGCGACCTGCCTCCTGACACGGATGCCAACGACCTCCTTGAGCGTAAGAAACACCTGCGTCACGTAGAACCGGTCTCGCCTCGGGATGTATTTGGAAGGAAGATAGGTGCGCGTCGCCACAGGACGCGTCGCCTTCGTCGATAAATATTTTTTCCCAGTTAGTATCATACAATCAATATGGGTGGTGGTCTTCTTCAGCTCGTCAGCTATGGTGCGCAGGACATCTACATTAGCGGCAACCCCCAGATCACGTTCTGGAAGGTGCTGTACAAGCGTCATACCAACTTCGCGATGGAGTCCATTGAGGTGACGTTCAACGGCCAGGCCGACTTCAACAAGCGCGTGACGGCCGTGATCAACCGTAACGCGGACCTGATGTACCGCACGTATGTGCAGGTGGTTCTCCCGGCGGTCGAGCTCAATACCGCCTCGACGCTGAACCGCTTCCGCTGGCTGTCGTACATCGGACACCGTCTCATCAAGACGGTGGAGCTCGAGATTGGTGGCCAGCGCATCGACCGTCAGTACGGTGACTGGATGCAGATCTGGACCCAGCTGTCCCAGGACCAGGGCACGATTGAGGCGCTCAACGACATGCTCGGACATACGCACGACCTGGTGCTGATGAAGGACCGTCGCGGCTATGCGCTGGATGCCTCGTGCGCCGGTGCTGAGCTGACGAACACGTGCGCCCCCCGTGCCGGCACCCCGGCGCGCACGCTGTACATCCCGCTCCAGTTCTGGTTCTGCCGCAACCCGGGTCTGGCGATCCCCCTGATCGCGCTCCAGTATCACGAAGTGCGCATCAACATCGAGTTCGAGCAGTGGATCAACTGCACATACTACGAGCTCCAGACGGGCACGCTGCCCACGAACATCCAGTCGCTCACGGCCGCGTCGCTGTACATCGACTACATCTACCTGGACACGGAGGAGCGTCGCCGCTTCGCCCAGCAGACGCACGAGTACCTGATTGAGCAGCTCCAGTTCACGGGTGCCGAGGCGATCACGTCGAGCTCGAACAAGATCCAGCTCAACTTCAACCACCCGGTCAAGGAGCTCGTGTGGGTCGTCCAGCGCGACTCCTTCGTGGACTGCACGCCCAACCAGTCGTTCATCACGGAGGTCAACGGATGCCAGCCCTTCAACTACACGGATGACTTCAGCACGGAGGGTATCGTGATGGACGTCCTCGCCCGCGGCTCGCTCGCGACGGGTGGCACGACGGCGAACGTGCCGACGGTTTCTGGTGACGGACCGTCGGGCCCGTACTTCGTGCAGGGTGGTATCGGCGGTGCCCC